TGGGCAAACCATTCGACGTAAGCAAATTTCGTAAAGAAATTACAAAAAGTATTGACGGCCTTTCAATAGGCTTCAACGATCCCACAGATTGGATCTCTACAGGCAACTATGCCTTGAACTATCTTATTAGCGGTGACTTCAACCGCGGCATTCCCCTGGGCAAGGTCACTGTGTTTGCAGGTGAATCTGGTGCAGGCAAATCATACATCTGCTCTGGCAACATTATCAAGAACGCACAAGAGCAAGGCATCTTTGTTGTGTTGATCGACTCAGAAAACGCACTGGACGAAGACTGGCTCAAAGCACTTGGTGTTGACACCAGCGAAAGCAAACTTCTCAAATTATCAATGGCCATGATCGATGACGTAGCAAAGACTATTTCAACTTTCATGAGCGATTACAAAGGCTTGCCCGACGGAGAACGGCCCAAAGTTCTTTTTGTTATCGACTCCCTCGGAATGTTGCTGACTCCTACCGACATCAACCAGTTTGACAGCGGTGACCTGAAGGGGGACCTTGGGCGCAAACCTAAAGCACTCACTGCACTTGTCCGCAACTGTGTTAATATGTTTGGTAGTTATAACGTGGGTTTGGTATGTACAAATCACACTTATGCCAGCCAAGACATGTTTGATCCTGACGATAAAATTAGCGGCGGGCAAGGCTTTATCTACGCAAGCAGTATCGTTGTTGCCATGCGCAAACTCAAACTCAAAGAGGACGAGGATGGCAACAAAGTCACTGATGTCATGGGCATTCGAGCAGCCTGTAAAGTCATGAAGACTCGTTATGCCAAACCCTTCGAAGGTGTGCAGGTCAAGATTCCCTATGAACAAGGCATGAGTCCTTACTCGGGGCTGGTCGACTTGGCTGAAAAGAAGGGCATGCTGAAAAAGGACGGTAACCGTCTGGCATTTACTACGTCGGACGGTGAGATTATCAAAATGTTCCGCAAGGCCTGGGAAAGCAACGAGGAAGGTGCGTTGGACAAAATCATGGCAGACTTTAACAATCAGAAAGCTGAGGTAAGTACTGGCGAAACCCAGGAGGAAGAATAATGCATTCAGAAGTTGCCAGCGAAATTTGGTCCGAACTCAAACGTTATATCAACACAGTAGATCGTACCGAAGCCGCAGAAACTCTTATTTCTACACTTGTCAACTACGACGAAGACGTTGAAGATATCCGAGACGCTTTCAAAGGCGATTCGGATATCAAGAAAGCTCTGGTTGCTTATCTTGACAACGATTCCAATGACGACGAGGAAGAGGAAGAAGAGTACGAGGAAGAGGACTACGACGAAGATGACGACTGGGAAAACTGATGTGGTACAGTCGCGTTGTTGCTAATCTTGGAACTATTCCGGACTTTATAGCACACTACGAGCAAGAACTCGAAGAAGCCAAACGAGAATGTCGCATTGGCGGCATGGTAGAGCGCAATATCAAAGAGCTACCCGGTCACACAGAGCATCGTTTCAATCAACTGCAAGAGATTGAAGCGGTGCTTAACTATCTCAACATCCAACTTCGTAAAATCCGTAGAAAGCATTTCCAAAAGTATTTGGAAGCTTATGCACGAGCCTTGACCAGCAGAGATGCTGAAAAGTACGTGGACGGCGAAGACGAAGTGATTGACTTTGAAACCATTATCAACGAAGTGGCATTGTTGCGTAATCGCTGGCTGGGCGTGATGAAGGGTCTTGAAACCAAACAGTGGCAAATGGGCCATATTGTACGTCTAAGAACTGCAGGCATGGAAGACATCCAGGTGTAAATACCTGCATGAAAATTGTTATAGCCACAGGCGGGTTTGACCCCGTTCATTCCGGACACATCAAATACTTAAAAGCTGCAAAACAACTAGGCGATGGTCTAGTGGTAGGACTAAACTCTGACGCATGGCTGACCCGTAAAAAAGGTCGGCCATTCATGCCATTTGTGGAACGCAAAGCAGTGCTTGATGCAATGTCAGTTGATTGGGTATTTGACTTTGACGACAGTGATGACACAGCCATTGACGCCGTCTACAAAACAAAGCAACGATATCCTGGTGCTGACATCATTTTTGCCAACGGCGGAGATCGAACTCAAAGCAATGTGCCCGAAATGGTAGTTGACGGCGTGGAGTTTGCGTTCGGCGTAGGCGGAGAACTCAAATCCAATTCTAGTTCATGGATACTGGAAGAATGGAAAAAGCCCAAAACAGAAAGACCCTGGGGTTACTATCGTGTGCTACACGAAGTAGAGTCACATACCAAGCTCAAAGAACTCACTGTGAATCCCAAGACCTGTTTGAGCATGCAACGACATGATCAACGCAGTGAGTTTTGGTTTGTGGCTCAAGGCGAGGCCACAGTTTACACACTGAACGAACGCAGCACAGATCAAGAAGTCAAGTGCCAACTGACTGTGCATCAAAACACCTTTATCAAAACCAATGAGTGGCACCAGCTATGCAACGACACTGACCAACCACTCAAGCTGATCGAAATACAGTACGGCGAAAACTGTGTGGAAGAAGACATCACAAGAAAATGAAACCGATTCCTGTGTTCATTGGCTACGATCCCAGAGAAGCCATTGCGTATCATGTTTGTGCAAACTCCATCATACGCAATAGTTCAGTGCCTGTGGCCATTGTGCCAGTGGCCTTGAACCTGTTTCGAGACTACACAGAAACTCACACTGACGGATCAAATCAGTTTATCTATTCAAGATTCTTGGTACCGCATCTCATGGACTATCAAGGATGGGCCATATTCATTGACGGCGACATGATTGTTCGTGGGGACATTGCTGAACTATGGGCGTTAATTGACAGCTTCAAGGATGTTATAGTTGTCAAACATGATTACAAAACCCGAATGACAAAAAAATATCTTGGGTCTCCCAACGAAGACTATCCTAGAAAGAATTGGAGTAGTGTTATTTTGTGGAATTGTGCTAGCTACCCCAATAGAAAACTCACTCCCAAGTTTGTTCAGCAAGCAACAGGAGCAGAATTACATCGTTTCTCATGGATAGACGACAGCAGAATCGGCACACTACCACCTGAGTGGAATTGGTTGCCTGATGAATACGGGCCAAACGAATCTGCTAAATTATTACACTACACTCTGGGAACTCCGTGCTTCCAAGAGTTCGCTGATACGCCACAAGGTGACGAGTGGCACAAAGAACGCATACTCACTGAGTATTGCCAACAAAGGAACAACTAAATGCCGCATAGTTCTGGAATAGGAAAAGAAGAAACTGCAAAATGGTTTAATGTAAACAAAGACAGTATTCAACGAGTGTTGGACATTGGTGTAGGTGCAGGAACTTACTCCAAGATAATCAAGGTTCAAAAAAATCTTTGCAAAAATGCAGAGTGGGTGGGCGTCGAAGCCTGGGCACCGTACATTGAAAAATTCGAACTCAACAAACTGTATGATCGTGTGGTAAACTGCGATGCTAGAAAAATAGATTGGTCCGACCTGGGACAGTTTGATGTGGCCATTGCAGGAGATGTGCTTGAACACATGACCAAAGAAGAAGCTGTTGCATTGGTTGATCAAATACTAGATCATTCAACTACCTTGATTGTGAGTATTCCAATTTTTGATTACCCACAAGGAGCTGCTCACGGAAACCCTTTTGAGGTTCATGTCAAAGAAGACTGGAGCCACGAAGAAGTCAAGGACACCTGGGGACAGTATGTTCAACGATCTTTTGTGGGTTTCTACGAAGAAGCCGACGGATCACTGCACTCAAAGTTGGGTGTTTATTGGTTGTCAAAAAAATCATGATCAAAGCCAGAGACTGGAGGTATCCCAGAGATACCATTGCACAAGTGTACAAAGACAACGACTATGGCTATGTGTTCCATGCCGGCATGTTGTTTGTTGAATTTCTCATGGCCTCTGGAGTAACTGCTTTGGACCTCAAAGGAACTAGAATTCTTGACTATGGCTGCGGCACAGGAAGAGTGGCAAGATTTTTGTCATTGACCGGGGCCAGAGTGGTTGGTTTTGACCCTACCCAAGAGTGTATTGCAGAAGCCTCTGTTGAAGGAACCAAGGCACCCCCTACATCTCGTGTGCCCGAAAAGTTCACATCTGACTTTTCAGAAGTCAGCGGAGAGTTTGACATAGCAATTTGTATAAATGTTTTGGCACATTTAACACAGGCTGACCAAGACATAGCCATAAACAACATTGTGGCATCGCTGAAGGAAAACGGTGTCTGTTACCTTTGGGTACACAAGCATTGTCATTTGCCAATTGTGGATCACGAAACTATCAAACTTCAACCTACCAATACTGTAATTGTTCGTGGAACAAAGGTCAATGGAAAAATTGAAAAATATGAAAGATGTAACCCATAATATGA